GATCTGCATGGCATCGTTCTGATACTGCATTGATAGCTTGATAATCTTGCGGAAGATGTCGCGCACGCCAGTATCAGCAAAGATCCGGGCGATCATGTCAATGCGCTGCTGACTGGCTTCCATGATTCCACGGAATCCGGTGGCCGTCTTGTTCAGGGCCTCGGAATCAAGCCCTTGGTTGTACCGGGTGACGCCTGTGCGCACTTCGCGCATGACATCGACGTACTCCATCATTCGCAGGATAGGCTCAGCGATGGGCTGGACCACCAGTGGTTGCAGGCTGTCGCCAATGGGGCCTTCGTCATTCACGCGAATGATGCCGCCAGCGCGAGGCGTCAGCAGGTCATCGAGATCCACGCGCTCGTTGACGATGGTACGCATGTAGTTGGTCTGGTAGACGTTGTTCAGCGCCTGACGCATCAGCGTAGACTTGAGATACTGAATGTCTGCTACCTGTTCCCCAGGGCAAGAACCAATAGCCCGATGAGGAATAGGGATAGGCACGACAACACAAAATGGGTGTTCATCTACCTGCTCCTTGGCAAGAATCTCATTACCTGCGCGGAATACCTGCCACAGCTCGGCAACACCGTCGCCGTCCGTGTCCATGTAAACGTAGTACTCGCCCAAGTAGATAATGTCGTTGGAAGGATCGCCGGGGTTAGTCTCCACCAAACCATCGTAGTTCCAATAGCGAGCATTCTTTTCCTCACTGACGAGGAAATCAAAGTACTCATCAGCCGGCAGGTTCTCAACCTTGTCCCGGTCAAAACCCATCAATATGAGCTGACTACGGGTCTTGGGAGTGCGATGGCCTATAAACCTTGGGTTCTTGAAGTCACGCGCTTGGCGCGAGATAAGGAACTCCTCAGGCGGTACATTATCAATTCGTGTTTGGCCAATCGTCTTTGTTCTTTTGACAGATACATCGTAAACGGTGAAAGGCGCTCCTTGGACAACTTCGATACGCTCTTCCTGTTCCTCAATCTCCGTCTCCTCGTCCATCTGTAGCTTTTGCAGCTCAAACAGCGACAGCCCACGGTATCTCTCTTTCGTGACCTCTTTGCGCTCGTCCCAGTAGACTTTTACGGTGCCGGTGTATTGAAGCAGGGCATCCTTGAACATGTTGTGCAGGATCAGAGTGCCATCGTTCTGCCGGGTGAAGACGTAGTTGGCCCATGCCGTCTTCTGGTCGGCCTCCTTGTCGTACTCGGGATTATCAGCCTCAAAGCGGGCAATGTACTTGCCTTGAGTGAAGATACGCACCAGTGACGGCAACATACCTTCGATCACGTCTGACACGTCAGAGGTCACGACCTGGCTCTGGCCTTCCTGCTCGTCGCCATAGGGCAAGCAGTTGTAATAATCCAATAGCTTCGCTCGATCCTTACCGATCTGGTTTTGAAAGTCGATAGAATCGTTTTCCTCTGCCGCCATTATGCGGTTGATTTCGTCATCACTCATTTTCATATTTTGGCGGCCTTCCTCTGCGTTTCGGAGGGTCTTGTGTATCTTTGTCTAGAGTATAGACGTTTTCCAATGCCTTTAACCGGGCTTCTAGTGCCTCGGCTTGTGCCAACATGTCGTCCATTCTGGCGTTCAGGACTTTGACTTTTTGGGTCAATTCTATACTCATTGTATGGTCCAGTTGGTCGTATTATCAGGCTGATCGGACCATGATTGCCCACTATCTGCCTGTTTTGTCCACGTTTGTCCGGCATTGGCTTGAGCCGCCCATACTGCTGTATTGTCAGCTTGGTCTATCCACGTCGCTAATGGCTCTACCTTTTTCAACCATACGGTAGTAGCAATTCCTATATCGTCAAGCGTAAGCAATAAACTGCCGTCAATATATTTTGTTAATTGCCCGTCCATTACAAAGGAAACATCGTCCAATGTAACAGTCAATGTCGCATTTGTTTTCTTCAGCCCAACAAATGCCGGGGTTATGTCATCCAGATTTACCGAAAATGCACCTGTCTTCTTCGGCAACCCCGTTGCCGATACAGTCACATCATCCAATATTGAAATTAAAGTGCCGGCGTTCTTTATTACTCCGGTAGACGATATAGAAACGTCATCTAGAGTAAAAACAAGCGTGCCTGTATTCTTTAAGCCGCCACTCAAGGATACTGAAATGTCATCAAGCGTGAAGCCAAAGTCTCCAACGCGCTTAACTAGGCCGCTGGATACAATGTTTACATCATCGAGCGTAAAGCCAACGCTTCCAGTACGCTTAACTATACCGCTGGATGAAACGCTTATATCATCAAGCGCAAATCCAAAGTTTCCAACGTGCTTAATGACACTATTGGACAATATCGAAATATCATCAAGTGTTACCGTCAGCGTACCGGCACGCTTGATGACGCCACTTGATGATATAGAAATACCATCAAGCGTAGAGGCAAAGCCTCCAACGTGTTTGACTACACCGTTGGAGGTAATGCTTACATCGTCGAGAGTCAGCCCTAGTGTGCCGACATTCCCGGTTGGGCTACTTAACGCAAGTAGCAGTGACATTTAGGTCAATCCCAATATGCGTCGAACGTGCAGCCTATGGTAATAGCCCCAGCAGTCGTTACCGTGCCCATGTTGCGCGCAATTAATGCTACCTGTTCTCCTGGCCGTACTACGATAGGGTTTTCAAGTTGCAGTGTTGCGCTTCCTCCAAGAGCACCCGCTGCTGCTGCTGAAGCATATGTCTCCATGCCAACAAATGCGATACGGGGCGCGTGCGTTGTAGCTGTCGCAAACGATGCTGTTTCTGTAGTTGCCAGCGATGCGGCGGTATGGCCAAACGCTATCGCATACGCATAAACAACTGGTCCACCAGTGAGCGTGGCAGTAACAGCGCCTTGAACCTTAACGCCATTGATTACAAGGTTTCTGCCTGTGATGTTTATTGTTGAAGCAGGGTTAGTGAATGTGAAAAGTATCCCGTCACTGTTTGCAGCAAGAGTTGGGTTTACCGCAACCAAGCCACCTAGTGTCGTCGCGCCGGCAATGGCTGCTGTGTTTGTGGCTGCCGCTGCGGTAGGCGCGGTATTGTTTGTCCACCATTGTGTTTTGCCTTGCGTTTGACCGTTCTGACCAACCAAGCCATTCATTCCAGCGATGCAATTGGCGCGGTTATACGGCTTGACGTTGTTAATGTCCATCAGACTAATTGTTACATCAGACACGCGCATCGTGTTCGTGTTAGATACCGCACCTGTGTTGTACTTCATCAAGAAGGCTGGCATTGACGCCATGATGAAGGGCTGACCATTACCCGCAGGTATAGCAATTGAAGCAAGTAATACGTCATCAAGCCAGAACTCTACTTCTTGCTCTCCGACAGTAATGACTGACTTATACAAATCACCTACCGTGAATGTATTAAAAGCCTTCAAAACGCCTGTCTGTGTCTGCGTTCCGTTGTAGTTCATTACCCCAATAAGACCAGAAGAGGTAAGTTGCAGCCACACCCCGTCAGTTGGTGCTGTAGTTGCAGCGCCAGGCAATCCAAGACCACATAACCAAACTTCGTTTGTTACGAGTGCTGCTGTAAACATGCCGAATGTGACTTCAACAGCAAGAGGAGCAGTGCCAATCAGTGGGAAATACTGAAAACTGCGCATGAATGCGCCGTGTGCACTGGTCGTACCCTGAACTGCCGAGAAATTTACTGTTCCTGCACCTGGCTGTGCGGCAGTTAGTGTTGCGAACGTGTAAGACCAGTTGTTGGTGTTTTGAGTATTTGAATTAAAAGTGTCTGAAAATAACACCGTATCTAGGCCAACGCGCAAACGATAATCCTGCGAAGTCTCAGGCGATGCGAGAATGGCAGTTCCAGTTGACGTACCATCGTCATTCTCGGAAAACAATCGAACGCCACCCATGTAGGCGTCAGTCTGGGTCAGCGCGACCTTTACGTTACCTTCGGCGTCGAGGTTAGTCCCGACTATGTTTGTATCAAGTGCCATTGCTATAACCTCTTAGTCGGCCCAAACGTAACGCACTGTCCATGCGCCGCTCAGTTTCTCAATTGATCTTGCGTAAATGGTAAAGCCTACGCCTGCTGTCGGCGTGCTGCATGTCAGCGAGGCGAATACGGGAAAATACCGATGATCGTCTGCCGTGTGATTGGCACTCGTATCGTCTGCCATCACCCATGCCTCTGCCTTGCTGGTGGCGGATATGCTCGTCAAGCCAGTGACAGCCACGCTCGCCTCGTTCGATCCGGGGTGCGAACCAAAGTTGATAGTCGCCGTCCCGGTCCCGGTTGCCATTAGGCATTACCTTCCGTGATTGAGGCAGACGTGATGCTGACAACATCGTTAGTGTTGATGCCGAGGCTGCTCAGATTGATGTTTGACCCGGACGTTCCGACAGTCAACCCTTCCATCACCATCGTTGACCCGTTTGATTGGTAGATGCGGGCGATAGCGGCTGTGCCTGATGCTGTAGCTGTCCCATCGCTAATGGCATTGAGCGTGAGGACGCCGCTGCTGGCAGACCCGGCGAATGCCGATGCGTTGCATACGCACTCGACCAACTGAGTCGCATATCCAGCTGAGTAGATACGAAGCTTGGCTGATGTTCCGGCAAAGCTAGTTATTTGATTTGCGCGGTTGTTCCGCAAGGTCGTGTTTAGGCTAACAGGCATTGATATCACTCCAAGCAGGGATTGCAGTAATCATAGCACATGGTTTGTCAACCCTCATGCTATCTGTAGCTTGGGTTGCTTGATGCTCTTGGCCTTCTGCTTGTCTCGGAGACTGACCGACAGATAGCGAAAGGCGTCTGCCGCATGACTGGACCAGTCGTGCAGCGGCCTTGGCTTGTACTCCTGCCGCCTGTCATCGTACTCCTTCCGGTAGTTCCGCAGGGCTTGCAGGCCCAGTTCGCACTTCTTGGCGTCGAACCAGCACCGGGGAATCGTATTCCGGACAGCATTGATCCCATCGTCTATGCTGAGGTTCGGCACGATGCGGAACTCAATGCCGAGCATCTTCGCTGTCTCTATCCGGCTCTTGCCTGAGCCTAGTTCCCTGACCTGAATGTCGTGTGGTGCCCAATGCTCGCCGTACTTGTAGTCCTTTTGGTCGAGAATCTTGGCGTAATACGGCAGACCTTCCCCGGAGTCTTCGTGGAAGTCTATGATCCGGATTTCCTGCCCCAGCACCTGATAGAACCAAATAGCGGTCGAGTCCCCTACGCCCAAATCCCAAGCGGTGTGTACCGGCAGGCGTGGATCATAGGGCACTTTCCCGATACGGTCTTCGGTCTGCGCCTCTGATAGCTGCTTGCCGTAGTAAGCGCCCTTGATGCTGGCGGTCCATGAACACTCGTATTCTTGGGCGAACTCGTCCTCGTCCATGATCTTGCGGGCATCCTCAAGCTCAGCGTTTGGGATGACGCCAGTGTCGGACGCCTTGTAGACCTTCACGAACCAGTCCGGCTCATCCTTAACGCGCTCCCAGAGGTCATAGAATGGCGTACCGCCCTTCGCAGACCCTATGAAGATGGCTGACCCTTCCCTATCACTCAACGCCGGCCGTAGGACCTCTGAGAAGATCCTAGGCGACATGTCGGCATACTCGTCCAGCACCACGGCATCGAGGTACAGACCGCGCATGGAATCGGGCGAGTCAGCACCGAATAGCTGGATACGAGCGCCCCATGGAAAGTCCACCCGCAGCTCCGACTCGTTTACCTTGATGCCTGGTATGGGTCGAGTGAAGTCCTTGAGATAGTCCCAAGCGATCTGCTTTGCCTGTTTGTAGTACGGCGCGACGTAGGCGTAGCGCGGCATCTTCTGCTGGTTCTTGACGGCCTGCTTGATCAGCTCGTTGATGGCGAAGACTGTCTTGCCGAAGCGCCGATGACATACCAGCAAGTTCCAACGCTTGAGAGACGCATGGATCTCGCGCTGTAGTGGCCTCGGCTTGTACGGGATGATGACTTCCGCCATAAGTCTCCAATAGGTGCCTGTTGTCCGGTCAGGCTCCGGTGAGGGTGCGCGTCAGATGGCGGTATGGCACGCCCCCTCATTCTTGGTGCCGGCTGTAGGACTTGAACCCACGGCCTGCCGCTTACAAGGCGGCTGCTCTACCCACTGAGCTAAGCCGGCCTTATTCTGCCCACTTGATCGTCAGACCACCGCCCAGTGTCACGTCGCCTTGAACCTCAACGGCCTTGCGCTTAGGCGCGACGTACTGAGCCAGTTCCTTGTACATCGTCCCTGCCAGGTTGAAGTCGCCAGAGGCGCGAGCCTCGGCGGCAATCTCGGCCATGCCCTGAATAGGATCACAGCCCAACGCATCGAGCTTGGATTGGATGTCTAACGTATTCTTGTTAGGCGTACCTTTTTGGCGACCGCCATACCGGACGCCTTTCGGTGGTCCTGGTGGCATAACCTCTCCTAACCTACTTTAGCCCTGCCAGAAGTCCGGATCGTCCGGCTTATCTGACCCAAACAGCGTCTTCAAGATTGCCGCCCCGCAGACCACAAAGAAGCCTAGCAGGGTTACCGGGATGAGCAAGGCGATAATCCCTACGGCAAGAAGACGCTCCCATAATTTCATCATAGCACCGATGAGCGTAGTTTATAGTTTGGTTGTTTTTCAACCCGCTGTATGTCCTCAATCCAGTACATGCGCTCCTGCCCCTCCATGATGTACATGAGCGTAGGCCATTTTGAGAGGACGTTGGAAAGCACCTTGGGACTGAGTTTCCAGCGCTTGGCGATCTCATTATACCCTATCAACTCTAGCCTACCTTCGCGCATCTTAGCCAGTTGAGCCTCTTTGCTGAGGTGTGAGGGTACCTGCTGGATGACTCCCCCCTTAGCCTGGAACAGGGCCACAGCGGCCAGTAGCTCCTGACGCTCAGCCTCCTTCTGCTGCATCGCCGTCTGCGTTGATGCTGGCCTGTCAAGCCGTGAGTCCTTGACGTTGTACCCGTTACCCCACTCGTTCATTGTTCTTTTTCCTCTCGGCCTCTGACTTAATTCTGGCCTTCCACGAGACGCCACGCAGGTGCCTGGGGTTGCCAGCATTGGAGACTTCATCAATCGCCGACTTGTATGCCTCGGTCAGCCAATCGAGTTTAGCGAACGCCTCCAGCTCAACAGTTTCATCATAGTCCACAGATCCATCCCTGTAATGTCCGGTAACCTCAACGATCCAGTGCCGGGGGTGGGTCTTGGCCCACTCCAAGATGAAGCTGCACATCCTTTCCGTGAGGGGTCTTTTGAGGACTGGCCGGCTGAACCGTACTTTGAGGGTCCGTTCCCCCTCGGTCAGGTTCCGGTCCATGCTCGACTCCAGTATCAGAAAGTTGATGCCGGAGCCGATGGACATGAGTTCATAGTGGTTCAATTTGTTCAGGTTTCTCATAGTTCTTTTTCCGCGATGGTATCCGGCCAGCCGTTCCAGAACGTTCCAGATGTTCCAGACGTTCCAGATCTTTTCCTATATATTCCCCAACACTACCTTTTAGTCATATCTAGTACTTGTTACTAGAAAAGAACTGGAACATCTGGAACACTTTGCTGGAGGCCGCGCCGTTATTGGGCTTGAGGCGTTCCAGAAGTCTCAAAAAGTTCTGGAACACTTCTGGAACACGGCCAAAGTTCTGGAACAAAACGT